CCACGGAGCTAGACGTGTAATCCCATCGAATAGATCCCCATGCGTGACGAGATACTTCTTCCCATCTACGCCTATGTGTTCAGTCTGATTGATAACCTCTACGAATCCAAAGTTAATCCCATAAGGAATGAGTGGTCTAAGGAACTCGTCATGATTACCGGCTACATAAACGACACGGGTTCCACGTTTAGCGAAACCCAAGATTCTTCTAACTACATTGGTATGACTCTGCTTCCAGCGCCACTTGTTTTGTTGTATACGCCAAGCATCAATGATATCACCTACAAGATACAACGTTTCACATGTGTTATTCTTAAGGAAATTGTTAAGCTGATTGGCTTTACAGTCTCTAGTACCTAAGTGTACATCAGAGATGAAGATCGTTCGGTATGTTTTGTCCATACCGTTATTTATAGTTACTCTTTACTCTTACTGCTTGTTACGAAGAAGCATAGGGTTAACAGGAAAGTCCACATAGACCAATCGCATTCTTGTACGAGATAGGCTGTTCCGGCGACTAGTAGGAAGTTGTAGACTAGCATGAAGATTTTTATGATGGTATCGTTCATTTCTTTATACATATGATTTGAGGTTTAGACTTAGCCAAAAGCTTCTCGAGTTGTTCCTTTACCTCAAAGCATTGAGTACCTGAATTAAACTCTACGCTATGGATGATTGGCTCAGTACTGTATGTTGCTATTAGGATAATCATTACATATGCTATCATGCTTGTTCCTTATCACTTTTATAATATCTAAAACATTTAACCCAATGAGCAAATCGAATAGGTTCATGCTCAGGACTTGGTAAATCGTATCCTTCGTAGTACTTCAAGAATTCTTGGATTTCTTCATCTACCGTCATAATATACCTTTAATTCGTTGCCCTGATAATCTTTAATCTTGATCTGGTTCTTACCCATACGTCTAAGGAATTCGTTGATGAACGACGTTGGTACATTCTGATCAAACTCAACTCTAGGTGTTGTTGAGATGATTATGTTCTTGCCATCATTATCATATGTAATCATAATCTTATTAGTGTTCTAGTTACTACTTGTGGTTTCTTTGGGAAGTGTGTAAGGTTGATGTATAAAGCTATGAACATGCATATGATAACAATGCTTTCAACAGTCTTTCTCATCATCCACCTGCACAGTATGCATGCCAAATTAGGTAATCCCTAACGATGTGAGGCTCTAACTCAAACTGAACGAATGGTGTCTGATCACCAAACGCTCTATTAGGAGATGCCCACCATTTGTCTACATTATCTTTTCCAACGAGAGCTTCAAGCATCTCATTGCATTGTCGTTTATACAACTCAGTCATAATACGAATCCATCATCATCTTCTCCACCAGGTGGAACTACATACCAATCATCTTCTTGGAGTACGTACTCACCTTTAGCACGCTTCTCATTATCTTGTCCAAGCTTCACTTGCCTTGCCGCTGTCATAGCTCCATACTCTTTTTGAATCTCAGAGATCTTAGCACGTGTTTCAGGCTTTACTTCACGATAGGAGTTACTACATGGAATAGAACAGAATTGCCCACGACCTCGATGCTCGAGACCACAGTTAGGACAATTCTTTTTCTTGTATCTTCCAGTCATAACCTATCAATATGTTTCTTTCACGATAGTGTACTCATCTGCCGGCCATTTTGCTTTGAACTCCTCTGTCTTTACGTATTCATTGTAGTCTTTAGCGTTAAAGAATACCTTATGAAACGCCGTCTTAAACGTTCCCTTAGGATTGATTGTAAGGTATACTGATTTTGCTTTGCCGGCCATGTGATTCCTTAATCTGTTATAGGTTTAAAGTGTCGTTCAATTTTGTTACGCTCTACATATTCCCAATAGTCAAACACTGTGTAAGTGCTCATCATTGCAGTAGCATGGAAAAGAAGGTGTAAGATGTGATACAACTCAATTGGTGTAATATCATCCAAAGGTGAGATAGACATGTATTCTTTATTAGGACCCATGATTCGAATGTCCTTGATCTTCATAGGTGTGATGGTGAACTGTGACTCTACTGTTTTAGTCGACTCCATGTAATCTTCGATCTGGTCTTTGGTTGATTTAAAAAAGTTAAACATAATTGTTCTCTATTGGACTAGATATAATTATATCACACCTCATGCTCGTTGTACAGGTTTAAACAAAGTCAAACGAGAAACCTGCAACTGATTGCTTCGATACAATGATGCCACACTTGAAGTTTTCAATCAATGCAGTCTCGATCTTTGCTGCTTGTTTGCTACTGATCTCTTCAACAAAGAGTGTACCATTGCAAAAGCTAGATGTGTTCTTAGCGATGATTGATTGGACGATAACGAGGGCTTTCTTTTCGAATGACATTTTACAGTTCCTTTGTTTGTTTGTTGGATTGATTATACAACAGTTCTTGGATTCTGTACACCGTTATTTTAATAGTTGACTAAAACTGGCTGTATACTTTAGATAACAAAATGGACTCCCGAAGGAGCCCACTAAACTGAATACTTATGTTTTAAGCTTCATTAGCCAACTTGCTGAAGTAGCTCATAGTGTCGTCATCATCACCATCTGCTGTGGCAACTGCCGGAGCAAACTTAGACTTACCTACACTTGGAGCACTCATTGATTCGTCAAGAGTAACTGACTCGGCAGTTGTACGTGGTGCTGTACCACCTAGAACTCGCTCAAGCTTTGCTTTCAACTCATCATAAGTTTTGTACTTAGAAGGATCAGTGAAGTCTTTCAATGAATAGACTTTACCATAGACTTCTTCCAACTCTGCTTCATCAGCGGAGACAGAAGACTTCTTATCGAACTCTGACTTATCATAGTTACGATAACCTTCAACGTTACGAATCTTCAACTTGAAGTTAGCGCCTTCCCATAGATCGAATGGGTTGACTGGTTCCTCGTCTTGGAACTGAGGTTGCATTACATCCATCATCTTATCAAAGATTTTCTTGCCAAATTGATAGAGGAATACCTTACCTTCATTCTCTGGATGTGCAGGATCTGACACAACAAGAACGTTAGCTACATAGTGTAGACGGCGCTTTTGTTTACGTGCAATTTCCTTATCACTATCCAAACCTGAATTCCAAAGCTTGGTGTTTACTTCACCGACTGGATCGTTCTGACCGATTGAAGTCAAAGACTTCTCAATGTACCAACCACCAGGACCTTGAAAGCCATGATCCCAATAACGAGTCCAAGGCAAGTCTTCACCTGCTGGAGTAGGCAAGAAGCGTAGCACAGCATAGCCGTTACCTGCTTTATCTACTTCTGGTTTCCAAAATCGGTTGTCCTCGTAAGAGACTGCTGCTTGACCTGCGTTACCACCAACTTTTTCAGCGGCTGCAACGAGTTTGTTGATATCGCTCATGCGATTTTTGCGGAGATGATCTAAAGACATCGTATGTTTTCCTTTTATTTAACACATTGTTTTACAGAGTATGGAATATCAATTATATCACAGAAACATTAGATTGTAAACAATCTTTTAACGCTTCGGCAACTTTATTGTTATTCACCGTTATGAACTTATCGTACTTTCGGATCTTCTGAGATAAATCGGGCCAAACAATTGGATCCTTTATATTCTCATCGAACTTAGGCATGAAGTTCAGAAAGCGATTCAACACTACAAAAGTTTCAAGAGGGATTTCTTCCCGCAATAGTAATGTAACTATCATGGGATGTTGTCCTTCATCAATACTAAAAAGACTCTTGAAGTCTGTTTCGCTTAATATTTTATCTATATCGTTTTTAAAGCGATATGTGAATGATTCCATTAAAGATTTATAGTGCTTATAAGTTTCATCAGCACCATCATCATTCATACTACCAATCCATTTAGTTCCATTCTTAGCAAAGTTACAAGCAAAGAAGTAGGGTAACTCGTCGAGCCCATACTTCTTCACTACCTTCGCAAAGAAGAACTTATCTCGTCTCATATAGAAAGACTTAGGTGTTACGCTAGACTTTCCATTGTATTTAAAGTAGTCATATGTTTTAGATTCGAAGTGAAGCTTACAAGCAATGTAAATCTTATAAGCATCAAACGGCTCATTCGAACGGTAATTCATTTGCCCTCTTTAAATATCCAAGATTCATCCCCTCTGCTTCTAACTTTGCTTTGATGGGATTACTCAATAGTTTAGCTACATCTTCAGGATCAGTCATTCGTTCTTTACATACATCGATGATTACGTCAAGATATGTAGAACGTTCCTCTCTAACTCGCTTCTCAATTAACTCCGAGAACGACTTTTTGGTAAACACGCCTTCTGGTTGTTCAGACATTCTTCATTCACTTTATAATATACATGGCTACCAATTGTAGTTACTTTCTCCAATTGATTCCATCTTGGGTTAACGTAATTTGCATGATAGAAAGTAGATCCTTCAGTCACGTCTACACCTTTACGATAGTAGATGTTTAAAGCTTTCTCTACTGCTTTGTAAGACTCTTCCCAAACAACAGGATCAACTACACGACCCATCATTCGTTTATCGCAGTACCAAGAGAATTGACACACTGTTGATTTAGATTCAGAGTGATTCTTTTGGTACACTACTTCACATGCTGTTTTTGGAAACTTAGGATCATTCAAACGATTAAGCACCACATGTGTTACTGCGATTTGACTCATCTGTGAGTCGCCCTTAGCTTCGTAGTATGCATTCCTTGTTAGACAATATACTTCTGTATCGTCTAATGGAATCTGTGCTACTGACTCTGCTACTGGTATTGTTGCTATGCTAATTAGAAGGACTGATGCTAGAGCTATCCACGTGAGTGGTGTTCGTAGTATTTTGTTCATCTTTTATTTTTTTGCCTTTAGGATAATTGTATCCTCGTTCATCCGCCCATTTGGTACACTCGGTTTAGTTGTGAGTGAATCAAATACTTTAGCAGCTTTCGTCTGTGATGACGAGAGTACTTCAGCCAGCGTTATTTCAGGCTTACGCAATTTACGCGTGATAGATTTGGATTGATCGTACTTAGTAAGAGTAGTACCCTTGATTTCGAATCCAGTGCCTGACTCAGCAATATATCTGGTTAATGCTTTATACTTAACGTTGTAAGTATATAGTTCCATTGCTCCCAGAAGCTGAGACGGATTGATAGAAACTAATTTATTCTCAGGTGACTCCTT